CTTCAGCTCGATGTTCGCTGAAGCCGAGGGGTTGGCATCGCCGTTGGCGTGATGGCGGTCGACGCGATCGAGCAGACAGCTGTGCCGGATCTCGGTGGTCTGGCCGACGTGGTCATCGACACGACCCGGCTCCTCGAAGTCATTCTCGACACCGTAGTAGTCCAGCACTGCCCGCACATCCAGACGACGCAGGTACTCGTTGTAGACATTGTTGTCGATGACATGGGCCAGGCCGCGCTTCACGCCTCCCCCTCGGTGTACTCCTCGGCAATACGGATCTCGGTCCGGGTGTTGAGGTGCCAGTTGAGCAGCCAGCTCTTGGCGTCGCAGCGGCGCGTACCCATGATGTCCATACCCATCAGGTTGGAGTTGCGCATGTCCTGATTGCGCCACAAGCCCAGGGCGATGTCGACGGTCTGACCAATCATGTCGGAGTTGGCGAAGTTCTCCAGCGAACCCCGTCCACCGCCGGTGGCGTCGCGAGCCATCGTCTGGCGGTTGAGCTGGATGGCAATGAAGCCCGGAATCTTGCCCGACGAGGCGCTGGAGATGTCCTGCTTGAAGTCGGCGATCAGCTCGCCGTGCTTCATCTGCATGGCCCGGTCGCCGGTGTAGTGGCGCTCAGCGTCGATCCAGGACAGCTGGTCGACCAGCAACACATCCGCGCCGTGCTGGCGCGCCTCGGTGGTCATCACACGCACCGTGCGGTTGCCGCGCTCAGGGCGGGCCAGCAGGGCCGGTCCCTCCTGGCTCATCGCCCGGCGGGCCTCCTCCAGCCTGACGACGTCATCGACGCTGAGCTGGCGGCGCGTGAAGGCGGCGTAGCTGACTCCGGAGTACAGGCAGTCGATGCGGTCCTCCATCTCGGGGATGTCCATCTCCAGGGTGTAGAGCATCGGTCGCAGCCCAGCCTTGTGCGCGGCAACGAAGGCGTTGGCCAGCAGCCAGGACTTGCCGACCTTGGTGCGGGCGGCCACCGCCGCCAGCTCGCCCGGACGCAGGCCTCTGGTGTGCTCGTCCAGCTCTTCCAGCCCGAACGTGACGCCGAGCAGGTCGGCGCTGTCCTTCTCAGCGTTGTACCGCTCCCGGCGGGCCTGGGCGTTCTCGCTCATGTCGACGCGGGTGTTGCGCGGGGCCACAACCTGGCGGATATCGTAGGACTCCTGCCACAGCAGGCTCAGGGCGGCATCGGGGTCGTTGTCCATGCGTTCGGCGGCCCGACGCACCAGATCCTGGATCCGATTCTTCTTGAACCGCTCTTGGAGCCAGCGCACGCACCACTCGGTGGTCTCCTCGACGTCGCGTTCCAGCGGGATGGAGGGGAACTCGTTCTCCATCACCACCCACGTCGGTGGTTGCTTCATCTGACTCTGCAGCCAGTAGTCGGTCATGAACTCGAACATCAACCGGTGGTACGGGTCCTCGAAAACCTCGGCCCGCAGCCCCATGTCGTAGACGCGCCGAATGTCGTCGGAATTGACCATCCGGCTGATCAGCTTGCGTTCGACGTCGCTCATACGATCGGCCTCGTCCATCCCTTGAGGACCTCCTGGACCCTCCGGCTGTTGGCCTGGGGCCGGAAGTCCGCACCGGTGACCACCTCTTCGAGAGACTGCTCGCGGATCAGGCTCAGGATGGCCGAGCCGTAGCCGTCACGCAGGGCGTTGCGGTCGAGATTGGTCGTGATCAGGGTGGGCCGCCCGTCGGAGACCCGCTGGCGCAGCACGGCGTCGAAGGTGGTTTCGTTGAGGGCGATCTTGGTGTCGCGCTCCTTGCCGATGTCATCGAGCAGCAGGAACTGGCTGGACAGGAATTTGCGCTGGAACCAAGCCTTCTCGTCCTTGTCGCTCCACCCGGCGGTGTACATCTCGATCATCTGGGCGAAGGTGGTGGCAAAACAGGTGTAGCCCTGCCGAACCAGCCACTTGAGCACCAGGTTGGCCACCATGGTCTTGCCAGTGCCGACGTCACCGCTGAGATACAGGCCCATGCCCTGACGGGCGAACTCGATGATGTTGTCGGTGTACTTGCTGACACCGACAAAGATGGTGCCCGGCCCCTGGTAGTCATGCCAGCTCAGTCGCTGGTAGGTGGAGCCGATACCACTGGTGGCGTACCACTTGAACAGAGCGACCTGGGTCTCGCAGTCACACTCAACCTCGGCGTCCTGCCAGATGTAGGACCCTCGCTTGTCGCAGGTGGGGCACCACTGCTCGTAACCCTTGGCCAGGTTCGGCTCTTTGCGGCACAGACGCTCGAAGTCGGCGTCGGGCAGCACGCGGTAGCGGATGTCATTGACCATCAATCAGCCTCCGGGCGATCGGCGCAATCCTGGCAGTAAGACATTGCGAGGGCCTCTCTCGTCGGGGTGCTCACAGGTCCGACAACCGCATCGCGCCCACGCCGATGACAGCGGGGTCGACGGAGGCCTGAGACTCCTTGGCGCGGTGGGCCTGCATCTCCAGATGCATCTTGTCGACCCACCACTTGCGGCCCTTGGCGAAGCTGGTGAAAGTGATCGGTTCACCACCGTAGACGCCCTTGTAGCGGTACAGCGACCACTTCACGATCAGACCGGCGTCAGTGGTGCCGTAGATCTTCTGCATAGACCGGAAAATAGCCCGCTCCATGTGCCCCTGAACGGCCAGACGGCGGTCGAAGGCGTCCTGATAGGTCTTGAGATAGGTGACCAGCTCGTTGGGGTTCATGTCCTCAACGCGCAGGCCCATCAACTCCTCGACGGGATCGCGGTCAGAGAATGCCAATGTGTGCTCCTGTGGTGTGTGTGTTCAGGAGCCACTATAGCCTATGCCTCCGAGAACACAGGAGAGGTCGGGTCAGGAGCGACCTCCAGGTGACGCTGCCTATTGCGTTGTTGGCTGGGAGCTTTGGCAGTCAGGTACTGCTGGCACTTGGCACGCAGAGCGTGAGAGTAGCTGCGGATCTTAGTGCGATACTCGCCCTCCAGGTCATCGAGCCTACGCCCGGTCTCCCTGATCCGGCGGATGGGCCAGTAGATCAACACCGACACCGGCTCCTCGGTGGCCAGCTGCGGGGTGGTCGACACCTGGATGCAGCGGTCATCAAACCCGGTGATGAACCCGACGATCTTGTCGCCGTCGACCTCTTTGATCTCGAACTCGGATTCCTTGAAGATGCGGCGGACCAGATAGCGCTGCATGATCTGATCGTTCCTCAGACCGATGTTGATGACGTCGGGAGCGTCATCTGGTGTGGGCATGGGGTGATCCTCTGTGCGCGGGAAGGCGTTCACTTCTTCCTATCGCTCCGGGGCCTCGACCCAGTCCAGCAGCGTCTCGCTCATCAGATCCACGCACCGGCGCAGCTCGATGTCGCTCATGATCAGCGGAGGGGTCAGCACCACAACGGCGGTCCCTTCCGGCTGACGCATCAACAGACCGTGCTGGCGCGCCTCGGCGACGAACCGGGCTGTCAGGGCCGGATTGTGGAACTCCAGGACCCACCACAGCCCCCGGCCGCGAGCGGCGCTGAGGAACTCAGGGAACTGTCCCGCCAGCTGGCGCAGCGCCTCACCGAAATCGGCACCGGCGTCCTTGACGTGTTCGAGCACTCCGGGGTTGATCGCTCGCAGCACCCCGGCCCCGGCCGCGCAGGCCACCGGAGACCCAGCCTGAGGGCTGTGGTCGACGTCGAGCTTGCTGAAGGTCTCGGCCTCGGCGATAACCGCGCCCAGGGGCAGGCTGCCGCCGAACGGTCCGCCCACGACCACGAGGTCGGGAGTGATGGAGTAGGCCTGGTGGCCCCACATGGTGCCAAGTCGGCCGAAGCCGGTGAGGGTCTCGTCAACGACCAGAATCAGCCCGTTGCGGGCGGCGTGATCGGCCACCTCCTGAACCCAGCGCTTGTCGAGCAGGGTGCCGTCCTCGCCCGCCAGACTCAGCACCAGACACGACTTGTCCTCCCACCGGAAGTCGTGCAGCCAGAACTCGCCGGGTGGCAGCAGGGTGATGGTGCCGTGCATGACCGCAGACGCCCAGTCGTAGCGCCGGGTGTCGACGGCGGCGATGCCGCCGTCGCGCAACTGGTGAGCCAGCTGGATCGCGGTCAGTAGGGCGTCGCGCTCGCCCTCGGTGTAGAGCACCTGATGACGCGGCTCGTCATCCTCGGGGTCATCGAGGAAGGTCTTGACCAGGTTGGCGGCGTACTCGACCGGCCAGCGCAGCACCTGCTCGCCGACCACCCCGGTGCGGAGGTAGTAGCGCAGGTGCTCTTTGATCGCCTCGGTGACGAACGGGTGGTTGTGACCGACCGGGATCATGGTGCCGGTCAGGTCGATGCGCTCGGTGTTGTACTGGTCGTAGACGTAGTGCAGGTCGGTACGAGCCACCGGGATGCCGTCGGGATCAGAAAAGGCTACGTAGCGACGATGATCAGCGATCAGGGGAGCCAGAGCCTCATCAATAGCGGCCTTGAGCTTCTCGTCGCCAACCGTCATGTCTTCCGGTGCTTTCTCTCGTCAGTGACGTACCAGATGGCCTTGCCGAGATCCTCGATGTCATCGGCCTTCCCGCCGAAGGCTACCCTCCAGATGTACTTGACGGCATTACCCAACGAGAACCCCATCGCCCGGGTCACCTGGATGCACTCCAGGACGTAGGACTTCGAGCAGTGAGGGCAGGTGACCTCCGGTCCACGCCGGTAGTGCGGCGGATGGTTCACCATATCGACCTGATCCTGATCGGTCACCGGGCCTCCTTCTGGGCGTCCTCCTTAGCGATACGCCAGGTCTTGGTCTTGCGGTCGTAGTAGGCCCTGTCAGGGCGGACCCAGCGGTGCCGATTACGCCCCAGATCGGCGTACACCCACCCCTCACGTTCTCGCCACTCCTCACCCAGCTCGGTGAGCTTGATGCGGCGCAAAACGGTCTTCAGCTCGGTGTCGGTGAGATTGCCCCGGTGGTAGCACGACTTGGCGATCGCTCGCAGGATCGGCATGGTGAAGCGACGCTCGCCGTTGACGCGCTCGGGGATCACCGGAGACCCGTCAGGCCAGACGAACCGGACCTCGCCGGTCTTGGGGTCCGGAGTCAGCCCCCAGTAGATCCACTGAGTGGTGCGGTCGAAGTACTCGGCGGCCTCACTGGTGGTGGCCACCGGCTCGATCCCGGCATCAGCCAACAGCTCGGCGTTGGAGATCCTGATGCGCTTCTTCTTGCGTGGCTCGCGCCCCGGGGCCTGTTGGTGGCCGGAGTCCACATCCAGCTCTGCGGCACCAGACCCGTTATACGACGAGGACCACCCCACAGACTCGTGGGGTGGTGCCTTGTCGCCGCCGTCGGTCTCTACGTTGACCTGCGGCTCCATAAATCACTCCTCATCAGGCTCCATGTCCCTGATATGGAACGCGGGCGACTTGAACTCGCCGACGATCAGGGCCTGACGGAGCTTCTCCAGCAGGCTCGGATCACGACGGGCCGCGTCCAGGTACAGGTCCATGTCGACGGTGCGCACTTCCTGGGCCGGGATCACCTCGACAGTGGTGACCTTCTCCCAGACCTCTTCGCCGACCAGCTCAGCCAGCTTGTCCTCGTCCAGCTCGGGATCCTTGCGGCCGCAGCGTTCCCGAGTGAACTTCAGCTTCAGCCGGGGGACCTCGATGTAGCCGTTGACGTGCTCGGGGAACTCCTCGCCCTGCTCGGCGAAGCTCTCAGTCAGCGAGTTGAAGACCCGCTTGCGGATCTCCTCGTAGCGGGACTTGGCCATCTCCTGGAGGCGCTTGACCTCCAGGACCTCGATCATCAGATCCTCGGCCTCGGCCTCGGTGAGCACACCGGTGGTCGAGGTGATGGCCGAGTTGCGCTTGAGCAGCGGCATGAAGTTGGAGACAGTCTTCTCCATCGATGCCAGCTCGGAGGGGTCCATGTTGCGCACGGCCTTGCGGTAGGCCGCCTTGCGCATCTCGGCATTGGACCGGGGCCGGGCGGCCAGCTTGTCGGCCTCGGCCTCGGCGACGATCTTGTTGTAGGCCGCGACGTAGTCGCCGCCGACGCTGTCGAGGAACGACTCCAGATCCCGCTCGACGAGTGCCTTGTCTGCCATGTGTGTGTTCTCCTTCGTGAGTGGTAAGGCTTCTTACACAGAGAATACTCTACCTACAGCCACCGACAAGAGACACCAAAGACGGCGTCACAGTGGACTGAGTCGGTAGTAATCGCCCTTGCAGGCCTGACGTGCGACGATGTTGTGTCCCTGAGCAGCATGGGACTCAACAAACGCTGTCGCGCACTCGCGGCAAGGGTATAACCAGACCCTGGCTTGACCGTGATCGTCAGCGCAGTCGTAGCAGGTGAGCAACATTCAGCTCGCCCTGACTGTCGCGAAAGCCGTCACTGGTCAACCTCGTCGGCGTACACCCGCCTTCCCTCGAAGGCCCGACGGGCGTTGTTCAGCCAGCGATCCACCTCGGCGCGCTCCCGGGCCAGAGCCAACCGGTGTGCCCGGCGGCGCAGGATCAGCCGGTGCAGCCGACGCCTCACCGCACCTGCCTGCCGTAGTCGTGGGCCAGGCTCTCCAGGGCCGAGGCGATATCGGTGATGGCCGACGCCTTGGCGATCTCGGCGTACACCGAAGCTCGGTCGAAGGGGTCTTTGATGTCCTCCACGGCACGACGTGCGGCGTTGAGGTCATTGGTGTGCGCCATCAGCTGGCCTTCCTTCCATATGCGGCTTCGCGGGTGCGGATCTGGTCGGCCAGGGCCTGCAGCTGCAGGGCCAGGCCATCGAGCATCAGGGATTCCTGCTCGGTGAGATCTGCTCGGTTGACGGCGCGCTCCAGGGAGCCAGCGGCGACCGTCAGAATGATGTCCGTACGCGCCTTGCGGCCACGGGACTGAACCGGGATGTTCATGCGGGGATCGTTCTCCTCATCGTGTGCGTGCGTGGAAGCGACTATCACTTCTCCTCAGAGATATTAGCAGCCTGCTGCTGAAGCTCCACCAGCTTCATGGCGCTGGCCTGCTCAACGAGTCGGCGTTCGATGAACGACAGCGACTCGAACAGCTCCTCGCCGCGATCCCAGTGACAGGTGATGACGAACAGCATCTGGGCGATCCACTCCATCGAGAGATACCCGAAAGTTTGCTCGGCAACGGCGAGGGCTTTGCTGGTAATGCTGGCCAGAGAAGAGTCCGGGTCTTCTACCTGCATCTTCTCTATGGCGTCGATCCAGAACAGCAGGAAGTCACGGAACTTGCGGGAAGTCTCATCCGCATCCAGCTCGGTCAGCTGCTCAGTCCAGGCCTTATCGTCTCTGGCACGCATGATGGGCAGAGCTTAACAGGGGACAGAGAGAAGTGACCCCTGCTGGGACCTCCCAGGCATGACCTCCCATTGAACCGCCCACGGTCGTCCCAAACACCACCTCTAGCCCTCTGACCTCTTCTGGCCAAAGGGCTTCGATCCGTACCAGCGCCCTCGTTCATGACCGATGGAACTGGTGCCCAGCCGCTGATCTAGGACTTTGGAGTGAGCACGACGCGGGGCCGTATTAGGTACCTCGCGCAAGCGGTGACGGTTGGTTTGGTAAACCGGCGGACTCGCCAGATAACGCCGGTCAGCATCTCCTATATCTAGGGGCTAGAGCCGACGCACCCACAAGGGGTAGAATCGAAACCCTAGCTGGTTCGTATAACGAAGGCCTCAGCGAGGGAACTGCAATCCCGACGACCTGGGGCCTTCGTCATGTTTACACCCGATTTGGGTCTGAACGCAACAAGGCCCCTCCGAAGAGGGGCCTTGAGCTGGGATTTCAGGCGACGCGGAAAGACCGCGAGGGCCGCCCCAGCCGCTCCTGAGCGTCGGCCAGGTACTGGATCTGCTCGACAACCCAACCCAGCAGCGCGTAGTGGCGCGCCCGACCGAGGCGGCTGACGTTGTCGAAGGACCGGTTGGCCTCGAAGATGTAGTTGTGCGGCGAGGTGATCTCGATGAGACGGGCGCTCCAGATGTTCTCACCGCCGTTGCGGCTTTCCCAGGACACCGTGATCACCAGGTGCAGCCCGGCCGCAGGAGCCGAGATCCGGATCCGGGCGTCCTCGTAGTCGGTGGCGTCGCCGCTGACGTAGACGTTCAGACCGGCAGCGGTGGCCATCTCAGCGATCTGGTGGATGGTGGCGAACATGGGATTCTCCTTGCTTGTGTGAGTGAGTGCCTTGCAATAGGTATAACACAGAGGAATGGGGGAGCATTCCCGCTCCCCCATTCTTTGCGATCAGACCTGGCGCAGCCTGCCGTACAGCTTTCCACGGCCGTCGGTGTAAACGGTGCAGACCCGGCCCTTGGCGTTCTCTACCGAGACGAACACTCCCGGGCTGACCATGATGTCGGTGGCCTCGCCGCTCTCGATCCAGCGCCTGATGTCGTTGCGGGCGCGGGTGACCGAACGCGGGGCGTCGGAGTAGTTGCCTCGGCAGCCGCAGGCGCAGCCGGATTTGCCTCGGTAGACCAGAGAGATGTCGCGGGAGTCCAGCTCGGCGAAGGCAGCGACGGCGCTGTTGTGGATGATGCTCACGGGCGGTTCTCGCTTTCTATGGGTGGGTGGGTGGAGTTGGTTACTCGGCCTCGATCTCGGCCCGGGCCTGGGCCAGGGCCTCGCGGACGACGTCGAAGGTGACGCCACCGATGGCGTAGTTGGTGCGCACGACGTGGGGCAGGATCTCCTTGTCGACCAGGATCCTGGCGGCATGCACGATCACGTCGAGATCGGCGTTGACGTTGCGGTGCAGGGCGTTGGCCATGGTTCCGACGTCGGGGGTGATCACGTCCTCGGCGACCATGAGGCGGATCTTGCGGTTGAAGACGGCGGGGGCGAGGGCGGCCATTGGGTTCTCCTCGTGGTTGTTGGTGTGTGTTGTACAGCCAGTATAACGCACTGCTATGGGGATCCATTCCCGGATCTTCTGTGCAGTTCCTGTAGGCCCTCTTTAGGGTTAGACTGGACGCATGCCAGACGTCTCCGAGCACGTGGAAGAGGATGTCGTAGAGCTGCTCGGATCCGGCCACGACCCGGCCAAGATCATCATCTTCGCCGAACACCCGGAGTATCCCGGCTACCTGCACGTCGAACCTCTCGACGGCGACGCCCGGGGAGCGTTCTACACCGTCTACCGCGACTGGATGAGCCGGTTGATGATCCTCAACGGTCTGCATCTGCTGGACCGGTTCCTGGCCGTCCTGGACGCCGACGGATACGTGCCGCTGTTCACTCCCTCAACCAAGAGGATCCTCGATGACGTCGAACGCTGGAACCGTCCGCTGGCCGTCGAGGGCTTCGAGCTGAGACCCTTCCAGCAGTTCTGCATGAACCAGGCCCTTGAACGCGCCCGCGAAGGCACCGACAACACCGAGCGGTTCTACTTCTGGAATTGGTCGGCAGGCGCTGGCAAGAGCTTCTGCTCGGCGATCGGGGCCAAGGTCCTGTTGGCCGACGATCCGGGCGTGGATCTGGTGATCGCCTGCACGCTGAGCAAACTCAAGGAAAACCTGCGCCGCAACTTCGAGAACGCCGGTCTGCGGGCGGTGACCAACGACCACGCCAAGCCCGCCGAGCGCCGCAGCCGTTACCACACCGGTGACGTCGATGTGTTCGTCATGAACTACGAGAAGCTGTGGGTCGATTTCGATGACCTGGCCACTCTGATCGGCGGCCGCCGCGTGCTGTTCGTGCTCGATGAGGGCCACAAGCTCATCTCCGAGAGCGGCCAGAACAAGGCCCGCAGATCCCTGGACAAGCTCACCCGCACCTGTGAGGCGGTGGTCTGGCCGATGAGCGCCACCGTCGTCGGTGGGTCACCTCTGCGCTTCCGTGACGTGTTCAGCCTGGACTCCTATCCCCGGCGCAACCCGCTGGGCACCAAGGAGGACTTCGTGACCCGCTACGCCGACAAGGTGACCACCATCCCCATCAAAACCCGCAACGGCGGAGTGTTCAGTCTGACCAAGTACGACTGGAACCTGCCGCTGCTGCAGGAGGTCCGTCATCGCGTGGGCGACCGCACCATGGCCGTGCGCAAGACCGACCCCGGCATCCGCGAGCAGTTCAAGGGCATCGAGTGCCTGCCCGAATGGGTGCCGATGACACCGGAGCTGGAACGGCTCAACGACCTGATCCGCGACGACGCCCGCCGCGCCCGCGACAAGGGTGAGTCCCGCGCCCAGCACTACCTGGCCATGCGTATCGCCGCCATCAACCCTGAGGCCCTCAAGCGCTCATCCAACACCGTCTGCCAGTGGCTGGCCGACGAGCACGAGGACCTGCTGGTCACCGACAACTCCAACAAGATCGAGATGCTCAACGACCGGCTGGAGTCCATCCGAGAGTCCCAGGACCAGGCGGTGGTGTTCTGCCACTGGACCGAGCTGGGCATCCTGCCAATCGATCCGCTGATCAAGGTCCCGCACGTGCTGCACTACGGCACCGGCCAGAGCGCCCGGGAGTCCCAGGCCGCCCAGGACAAGTTCAAGGCCGACGCCAACATCACGTGCTTTCTGACCTCTGATGCCGGAACCCACGGACTGAACCTGCAGAACGCCCGCTACGTCATCAGCCTGGATCCCGTCTACAGCTACGACGACCTGACCCAGCGCAACAGCCGCATCGATCGCGCAGACAGCCATCTGGACGGGCTGACGGCCTACGTCATGATCACCGAGGACTCTGTGGTGGAGAACCGCATCTGGAGCGTCTGCGAGGAACGCCGCAAGCTCGCAGAGGTCGTCCAGGGCACCCGCGAGGAGCTGACCTACGCGATCGAGGCCGTCTCCCCTGAAGCCGACAACATCGACTGGCTGATCGGATTGGAGAACTGATGGCTCACCCTGGCTTCGGACCCCATCCCTTCGACGGCCCGCCGGGCGTGATCGACAGCGACTGCCGGGTGTGTGGGGCACCGATCACGGCCCCGTGGCACGACGACAACGTGCTGCCGTTCGGTCGCTCAGGGGCGGCCCGCACCACCGACCCCGGGACCGCCCAGAAGGCCGCCACCATCAACCAGCGCTGGCGCAACGGGCAGAAGTTCCTGCTGCTGCACACCCACTACCAGGTAGCGTTGCGCGACGCCAACTACGACGGCCTGACCGCAGACGGGGCGGCCGTCGCCGCCGACTTGCCGGTGCCCTGCAACGGAGGGACCTCGAAGACCTGCTACTGGAAGCGTCACTCCGAGCTGTGGCGTGAGTACGGGTTCCTGCGGCCGCGACGCAACGAGGTCACCGGCAAGATCGTTGAGCGCGCCCTGCCCGGCGGTGAGCCGCAGATGGTGCTCATCCTTACCAGGGCCGGAGTCGACCACGTCGAGGAGGTTCTGCGGCGGTTCCCGTTCAGCCGTCCGTAGCAGTCTTCACCGGCGGACCCTGCGCGTAGCTGTCCTGGTAGCGGATGGCAAAGCTTCGAGGCAGTGTCGGATACCGCTCACAGTGCCCATCGCCCTGCGGCGTCAACGTGGCGGTGAGGGTGTTGTAGATCCTGGCCCGGACCACCCCCGACGGGGACTTGAAGAACCCGTAGGACCTCAGCATGCCGTCGTGGCACGCCTTCTCGATCGCGGTGAGCGTCGGGGCGGCCCCGAACAACTTCTCCCAGGCCTCCGGATGCCAGATCTCGAAGAAGCTCGCCTCCAGCACTCCAAGTTCGTTGTCTGTCGGTGACGGCCGGATCTCTTTGTCGACGAGCAGGTAGGCCAACCGCTTGAGCGGCTCGATCTCGCTGTCAGGGGTGGTTCCCAAGCCGATCATCCTACTTCTGCCACAGGTCCTACTCTCCATCGCCGAGCAGCCTGTCCTCGGCGCAGTAGAACTCATGCAGCTCGCGCACGAACGTCCTCATCGCCTCTGAGGGGTCCTGGCCGGGCTGGGCGATGCAGAACACCACTCCTCGCGGCAGACCGGTGTAGTCGGTGGGATCATCGCCTTCCTGGCGCGGCCAGGTTTCCGGGGTCCACACCGGGAAGGTGCTGACGAGCTGCTCGCCC